GTTTGACTTTGAAAATCTGGTGTCGAGCGCCGAGGGCGACTTTGACCTTGGATTGATAGAGCGCATCCGGCTGATTACCAAGGTCTACGAGCTCGGCCGACGCGGCGTGGCCGGGGGGGCGGATGATGTAACTATCAGTCACAAGCGCAACGTGCCGCTTAACGTCAAGGAGTTTGCCGAGACAAGCGAGATCATGAGTCGGGCCGGGTTTAGCCGCTATCTGACTGCCGACATTTGGCCGGACGACGTGATACCAGATGTTGAGGAAGAGCTTGCGCGACAGGACGGTGACCGGGAGTCGATGTTCCCGGATATCGAGGCAATGGGTGTCGACGAGACTGCAGGAATACCAGAGTAGGGCATACGGGGCGCTTCAAGCGAGAGAGCGCCAATATGCTCGAGAGCTCGCACGGTCGCTCGCGGCGGCACTGGATGATATCCGTGTGCAAATGTCCCGGCTGTACGAGAAGGTCGCCGAGGGCGGGACGCTGACCAAGGCGCAGATGACTAAGTACAACCGGTTGGCGACCGCAGAGCGGCAGCTTGTGGACGCGGTCAATCCGGCGATTGCCGCGAACAAGAGCACCTTAAACCGGTTGCGACCCGAGCAGTACGACGAGGCGTTCTTCCGGGCGGCGTGGGCGATCGACAACGCCGGCGGCGTTCGGCTTACGTGGGGTCGGCTGAACCGAGAGGCGATACTGCAGGTGTTGTCGAGCGAGTTCTACCGGATCTCGCTCGAGCGCTACGGGATGGACGCCCGCATCGCCGTGCGGGCAGCGCTCAACAAGGGTCTTGCGCAGGGCAAGGGCTATCAGCAGATGATGCGCGACCTGAGGGACGCTATCAACACGACCGGAGCTCGGGCTATGCGGATACTGCGAACCGAAGGCCAATTTGCGGTCAACGCCGGCACCGGCGCGGCGTACACCAAGGCGATAGAGCAGGGCATCGAGGGTGCGGTTGTATGGGACGCCACGCTCGACACGGTCACGCGGCCGGACCATGCGACGATGGATCAGCGGACGCAGGATCCGGACGGCACCTTCGAGTTGCCCAATGGAGAACGGACACCGTATCCAGGGTGGGAGGGGCTGAGCGCCGGGCAGCGTATCAACTGTCGTTGCCGGACTCGCTTTGAAATAAAGGGGTATGCGCCGGTAATCCGACGCACACGCGAGCAGGGTATTGTGCCGTATCAGTCATACGGAGAGTGGAGATCATGACGAGGATACGAGACGACGAGGAACTACTGGCCGAGTACTGCCGGCGGTTTACCGAGCGCGAGCAGCAGGACCGGGGGTTCCGCCGGGCGGTGTCGCAAACCGCGGAGTTTCTCCGCTGGGCATCGACAGAGCGGAGCAAAGATATCCTTCGACGAGCCGGCGAGGTCATGCGGCAGTAGTTGCAAATTACTATACAGACGTGTATGATTGTGATTGAACATGCTTGGGCTTAGGCACGGCATGGGGGAGGATGAAAGATGGCAGAAGATGAGAAGGACACGGGCGAAGGCACGGATCCGTCTGAGGTTGCGCGACAGTGGTTCGGGACGGACGAGGGCAGGGCATGGCTACAGCCACAACTTGACCGCACCATCGCGAAAGCCCTGAAGACGCACGACGAGAAGAGGGCACCCGAGATCGAGAAAGCCATTTCGGCTGCGAGAGAAGATGGGCGCAAAGAGGGATCGATGACTGAGGCAGAAAAGCGGGACGCTGACGTGCGAAGACTCCAGGAGGAGCTTTCAGGCCTGAAGGGCGAGTTGAGCAGAAAAGACCGGGACGCACAGCTACTGCAATATGCCGAGGAAATGAAGGTCCCACGCAAAGCGATTGCCGATGTGCTGGCGAATCCAGCTGCGACGGTGGAGTCTGGGAGGGCGTCCATCGATGGCATTGCCGAGACGCTGGAGCAGATCCGCAAGGACGCTGCAAACCAGACGCTTATCAACGACTCTCACAAGCCGGGCAGTGGATCGCCGGGTGAGAACAACAACGCGTTGCCCTTTGACCCGAACGATATGTCGGCGGAGAACCGACGTAAGGCGGAGGCGTATTACGCCGCGCAGCTCGGGGAAGGGGCGGCATCGTAAGAGGAGCTAACAATGGGACTTAACGCTTTTGCCCCCGCAATGTGGGCATCGCAGGTGTTTGTCCGACTCCGCAAGGCTCTTGTATTCGGCGCGGTAGCAAACCGCGAGTACGAGGGGGAGCTGCGCTTTGGCGACCGGATCAACATCGACGAGGTGGGCGCGGTGACGGTTAACGACTACACCCGCTACACGGATATCTCGTGGCAGGAGCCGGATGCGGCGGAGAAGATCCTGTACGTCGACCAGGCGAGCTACGGAGCCGTCGAGATTGACGATATTGACAGGGTCCAGGCCAAGGCCGACGTTGTCGCGGCATTGTCTGGTGAGATGGCGTACGCGCTTGCCGACACGGTCGACCAGCATCTCGCGGGCCTGTACACGCAGGCTGGTGGTTCGGTCAGCGCAATTACTGGTACGGCCGGCAACGTGCTCAAGAACGTCGCCGATTTCCAGCAGGAGCTTGACGAAAACAACGTGTCGGGTGCGGAGCGATTTATCATCATCCCGCACTGGTACCATTCGTACCTGCTTCAGGCCGCGACCGGAATCATCGGTCACACCGGTGTGCCGAAGGTGTTTGACAACGGCATGCTTAGCCGCGGGTTTGTTGGTTCGTTGTTTGGCATGAACGTGCTGGTTTCTAAAAACGTCAACAACAACTCGACGGTCTGGAATGTCGTTGCGCTGACGCGCCAGGCGCTGTATCACGTGATGCAGATTTCCGAAATGGAGATGTTGCGACGCGAAGACCGGTTTGCAAACGGTCTGCGGTCGCTCCTCGTTTACGGCTCGAAGGTCATTCGCCCGCAGGCGATGATTTCGTGCGCGGTGACCAAGGGTTAAGGGGAGGTAGACTATGCCTACTGCAAGTGTACAGATTCCCGTCAAGACGGGACTGACGGTTACTCAGACTACCCTCACTGCCGGATCGACGCTGACCGTAAGTCCGACCACGGCATCGGGTGCGCTGCGTACCGACAGGCTTGTCGTCTATTTCCAGGCGGCAAGCTCGGTGGCATCGAGCATTGAGCCAAAGGCGGGCGGCGCCTCGCTGGCGAGCGGTTACTCGGCCTTTGGGCAGGGTGACTACACGGCGATCGCCATCCCGACGTCGGAAGCGGTTATTGCGTTCGGCGGCAAGGAAGTCGAGACGGCACGGATGCTGGATACGTCCGGGAACATCACGTTCTACAACACGGGCGCGTCGGTACTGTGCTGGGCTATTCAGCTTCCGTAACACAGATGGGGCGGTTGCCCGCCCCACTGTTTAGGGGGTCAGATGGCGGTCGTGACGGCAGAGCAAGTAGTAGCGTACACCAACATCTCTGCGACCGAGGCGCAGGTAGCGGCAAGCGGGCTTATACCGATTGTGCAGGACCGCATCGGCGTTATCACAAACAACTACTTCGCATCCGATGACATCTGCGTACACGCCACGCTGACGTTTACCGCGTCAGCACGGACCGTGGTTGCGACGTCGTTGGACTGGGAGGCGGAGGGCTTTGCGGCTGGCGATGAGATTTACATCTACGGCAGCATCCGCAACGACGGGTACTACGAGGTATCGTCCGTGAGTAGTGGCACGATGACGTTAGTCACCGGGTCGAGTGTGGTAGCGGAGAAAAGCGGCGCGAGCATCATGGTATCGCTGGTACAGTGGCCGAGAGACGTACAGTACGCGGCGGCCCAGATGGTCAAGTTCGACTATGACGACCGGAAGTCTCGCACCGGCGTGACGTCGCGGTCGCTCGGGCCGTTCAGCGAAAGCTACGCCGATGGCGGCTTGGCGTATGGGTATCCGGACGACGTGCTGCAGAACCTAACGCCGTACCGCATGGCGAGCATGCTATGAGTCTGCGTGATTTGTTGCGGCTTGAGAACAGCGTACAGATAGCCAGGGAGACGGCCACGGCCGATGGGTACGGTGGTTTTACGGTTACCACGGCGCTGACTACACTCGAGAGCGCGGCAATATGGCAGGCCGGCACAAGTGCCCGAGTGCTGAGTGACAAGATCGCGGCTGCGTCTACGGATGTGCTTGTCACCGAGCCGACCCAGTACACGTGGACGACCGACGACAAGTACGTGGTGTACGGGAGTCGGACGTACCGGATTGTCGGGCAACCGACGGACGTGTTTGAGTACGGCGAGGTGACCGTGGTTGCACTGGAGCGACTCCTGTGAGCTATACCACGCAGGTAAAACAAGAGTGGCGCGGGGGTGAAGTCAAGGTGCGGGCCAAGAAGGTTGTCAACGAGTCGGCCTTTGCGATCGGGCTTGTCGTCGAGGGCTATGCTAAGCAGATGTCTCCGGTCAAGACCGGGCGGCTTGCTGCGAGCATCACGACACAGTCGCGTGGGCAGAGCTCCAGCCCGGGTGGTGACGCCATGGGTGGCGATGTGATATCGGCGC